CGCTGGTGACACCTTCCCGCGTTCAGTCTTCAACTCAGCGAAGATGAGACCGCGTTCTTTGTGGGCTAGCACTAAATCGGGGAAGCCTTGGCCGTCGCTGCGGAACACACCGGGACGCACCTGATGTGGGGTCGGGTGGAACACAAGCCAGCCGTTCATCTTTGCTAAATGCTCGACGGTGTCTTGCCAGATGCGTTCACTTACTTCGCCCATTGGACCCTCCGAACCAGACGCCCAGAATAAACATCAGCGAGCAAGTGCACACGAACTGAATGAAGTCAACCACTAAAACGGTTCCTCGCCAGTGTTTACAGGTGGCGTGTAAGTGCCAGCCTTCAACGCGTCAATAAGCGCCGTCATGTCACGCTTGTCCATTGACTCAAGCCCTTGCGGGTACGGATGCCCAGCCTTCTTTAGCAGTGACTTAGCGAACCCGATTTGTTTGTCGGATGCTGTGCCTGCGGGCTGGGTGACCTGCACAGATGGCATACGGGCGTCGGTGCCTTGGCTCATGCGCTGCACCTTGCTCATCTCCTCACGGGACGGCCGTTTGTTTACATCGGAGCCAGCCATTCCAGCGTTAGCCAACGCACGACCCACAGCGGAAGTTTCTGCGTTTTCAACGTGGCTTGTCCTGTTTACGTTGCCAGCACCGCGCACTTCTTCCGCATAGCCAGTAGAAATCAACATTTCACCTAACCACAACTCTGCTCGCATTACGCAAATGTCTGCACCGGGTTCGCTAATCATTTGAGTTATCACGCGTGGATAGTCGTTGGTGCTTGCCATGTATCCGCTGTAGCGGTTTTCTAACCAGCGATCTAGTCGCGCCGCCACTGGCTCATAATCGTCAAGGTTGAAACCCATTAGTCGTCCTCCCCTGTTACTTCCATGACTCGGTCGTAAATGCTTTTCGCCTCAAAGTAGAACACTGGCAATGTTTCCTCAACGGAGTCAAGCAGGTAGCACCTCGAGCACCTGATCTGTAAACGGTGGCAACTACAGCTCTTGTTCAACGTGCCAAGAATCAGGCCCACGATGGTGTGCTTCACTCGGTAGTCAGTTGGGTCAATCATTTGCCTGTTTCCCATTCCCCAAGGTTTACTCCATCGCTGTGTCCCATTGAAGGGTGCCAACAGTTGGCTAACTCCATGATGCGTGCCGCAGCCTGACTAAGCCATAGGTGGGCAACGTAGTTGCCTGATAGGTGAGCGTCGGTCGCTAGGTTGAGCAGGCGCTTGGCTAGTTGTTCGTCACTGAGCGCCATTAGCAGCTGCCTTTTTAGCGACGCGCTTGGCTTTATTCTCCAGACGCTTTTGCTCTTTCGCAAAGGCTTGTTTAGACAGTTCAACTGTCGCCCGAAGCGAAACCCAAACGAAAGCGCCGACACTCAGTTTGATTGTGCTTGCGTTGTAAACAAGCGCGTTGTATTCATCTTCCGTAACACGGAACGAGATGACTTTCGTTTTCATTGTTTCTCCCAATGTTGTTGTGTTATTTGCAGTTACGTTTCCAGCGTTGCACCAGCGGGTGCTTCGACTGGCATAGCAGCTGTTGTAGGCCTCGACAGTTGGACTTTACAACACCCCAACCCCACGGCCCGACAGGGTGCTTGTAAACACCCCGAGACCAGTGACCCTCGAAAGCGATGTTGTCCACCACTCGAGCTTGTTGAAGTGCGGTAAGACCCGCAGCCGATGACCGGTTAGACCAAGCCTGCCACACACCCCGAGAGATGCCGTACATAGATGTATACGACTTTGTAGAGTGGTTGACGTTTGCGCCTGTTTCGCACATGGCTAGCCGACGGTAGAACCGCCAATCCATGACCAGCTCTTCGCCGTACGCCTTGGATGGTGTTGCCGATAATGCAGTGGTGATGAGTGCTATGCACATAATTCGTTTGAGCAATCCTCTGAAACCTCAATAGATGGCCCCCACGGCAAGTTGGTTGACAGTCGGTGGTTGACTGTCACTCGCTCGATCAGGCCGTCCGCAGATGTAAACACCTGCACCAGTATTTTCTTATCTTCCGACCATAACGGAAGCCAGCCGTAAACAGGTATCACTTCTCACCCGACATGCCGACGTAAATAACTAGGACGGTCGTAAACACGATGATGCCGAAGCCGACCCATGAGACTATTGCGTGGATCACTTTAGCGCCTCGAGACCTTGCTGGGTGATACGGCAAACCATAGCGTTTACCTGTGCCACGGTCGGGCGCATAGTGCCTGTGGTTTCAATAAAGCCCATGCGCCGTAGGTCGGCGCATCGCTTCCAGCCGTGCAGGATGCCAGCCTGCGACGATGCTTCCTCGTCGGTCAAACCCATAATCGGGTTCTGGGCGTAGATGGCTAGTAGGCGCATAGCTTGTGAGCCGCGCTTTGGTGTGATGTGCTTCGCTCCGTTTACAGATCCTTGCGGGTCGGTGTTGCGGAACAGTGGCAGGTCATCGAATGGTGTCATTGCTCAGAATCCCAACGTATTGAAGTCGTCAATAATGCGGGCAACAATAACTGGGTCAGCGCCCAGCTCTGCGGCAATCTCATACGAGCAAAGGCCCTGCCAATGTCCCTCGAGTATCTGTGAATGGAAGTCGTCCATTACTGGCATTTGTGTTTCTCCTTGTGTGCGCCCTTGGCGGCGTGGTCATACTGTAAACAACTGTTTACACGATGTCAAGTATTTGCGAGTTCGCGGGTGGAGCCGGGGAGAAACCAACAACCCCACCCGCTAGCCCCTACGCAAGACCAAGCGCGTAGGTGGCGTCCTATGGCTTCGGAATAGCCTTCCAAGCGGCTTGAAACTCCTCAGCAGATTTCCAGCTGTTCTCAATCTCAACGTGGAGCCATTTACCGCCGGGTGTGCCAGCGTTGTCTTGCGAGTTGAAGATCTTGATGCCTTTGACGCCTTCACCGCGTGAGCATCGGTAGCCCCGACCCCACGCTTTTGATTGCTGTGGATCTTTGTAGGCGTAGTCGTGTATTTCCGCTATGCGTAGTTCTTTGGTGTGGGCAATGAGCCAGTCAAAAGCGGCGACGCCAATCTTGCGGTCGGCGTAGCCCACGTCGCAAGCCCAGCCTGTGGCGTGCACTGACAGGTTCTCGGATCCGCGCATAGTGCGGTTCGCGTAAATGCCAAGGTTGCTAAAACCCCAGCGGGCTTTCATGTTTTTCACGAACTGCTCAAGCACAGGGCTGGCTTTTTTGCCGTTCCAAGAAGGGTAAAAGGGGTATTTACGGGGCACTTGGCGGGTCCTTCGGCTTGTCCTTCAGGCCGTTGCCCGCAAGAAGTCCGATAAGTCCACCGGCAAGGGTCATCAGCATTGGTGACAGCACTGCCCATGCTTCGGAGTCGTTTGGTGCTTGCTCGAGTGGCTGGGTGACGAATAGCAGACCGTAGATCAGCGACACGATGGCTGCCACAAATGAGAACGAGAGTGCTACGCCGACAATAAGGATGAGTCGGGCTTTGATTTCTTCGTTTGTCATGCGGTTTTCGGGTTTCATTGGCATCGTCTTTCTAGTAGGCCGTCGGCGCGGGTGGTTTCGCAGTTTTCGCGTATGCGGTCTGCGCAGCTACTCAGCGCTAGGCAAAGGCTCAGGCTCGCCAGTAACTTGCAAATAGTTCGCGGCTTCTTCATCTGTCATCTCCCGTGTTTCTTCACCGATAAGGATTTCTGGGTTGTTCATTTTCAGTTCCTAATTCCATAGATGCGGATAGTTCCGCCTGTCAAGGTTCCCGCTGATGGGTAGTAGGTAAAGCCAGTGTTTGCGCCTGTGGCGATTGACCAGCCACCCATGGTGCCAGTGCGGGACGATGCACCGAGACAGTTGAACGAGCCGAAGAAGTTTGTGTTAAGTGCTTTGTTGGGGTTGTTGATGTTCATGACAAGGCTGAAGTCGCCCGTATCGACATAGCCCACGACCGTGAAGCCAGTGAGCGCTCCAAAGGCAGAGCCAACAACAGTGGCCACGCCAGCAGTTTGATGGATTGTGTTTGAGTAGTAATTGTTGCCAGTGTCCACGTTCAGTGCTAGGCGTAGTTGTGCGCCTGAAGATGAAGCCACACCGCCCGTGTAGGTAACGATGTAATTGTCGTAATCCGACGAAAACGCGCCAGTTACGACTGCTGACGCAACACCAGTGCCGACAGCCTGCGACTTGACCAGCCACAACCCGACACCATTCATGTCGCTGGCGTTCAGCACGTCGCCACTAGCAAATACAGGGAAACTCATAACATCATCCTAAAAGGTCAGTTCCACCCACGGTGGATTGGTTGAGAATAAATACCGCAGCCCAACGCGCCGACCCTTCAAGCGTCGTTACCCAACGCTCAGGCGTGACCGAGTGCGCAATACGAGACGTCAGCATCGGCGTGGTAATTGCATTGCCAGACGGTGGAGTGACCTGCAAAGTAAACCTGTCAAACAGCTCGAGCCCGAGCGTCGAAGCCCACGATGCGGTAGGCGACAACACAACCGACACCGGTGACGCCTTGGCGTATACATTCCCGCCCCAGCCGTTTACGATGTTTGCGATGTCAACAGCGTCAGCCAACGTGGCGACCTGTGTTTCGACGTACTGTTCCGCTTCGCCGTAGGTGGTGACACTGCTCGAGTTGGTCTGGATGTAAACACCGCCGCCACTCATCTGCACATTGGAGACGTTGCGCATTGAATCGCCGTCGTACTGCAGCTGTACTTCTGTGCCGATAGACAACCCGCCCGAACCGTACGTCTGCTGAGACACAATGGAGTTGGTCTGGGTGCGGATCTGGGATTGGCTGTACATGGTGACGGTGCCAGCCTTGGTGACGAAAAGCGGAGCAAACTCAGACACCGCAACTTTGCCTAGTTCTGAGACGGCCGTAGGGGCGTCGTTTGTGATGTCCAGCACCGATGACGCAGGCGACGCTGGAACGCTCGTTAGGGACGCGCTGAAGGGTGTCTCAGCGATGATGCGGTTGAAGCGGGCGCTGGTGGTTTCGGGGAACACCGCTTTAGACCTGCGGATAATTTCTTGCACTGTGGCTTGAGCAATAAGGCCCGTCCAGACGCACACCTGTTGAAACTGTCCCGTACCGAGAGCGACATTCTCACCGATGATAATGATAATGGCTCCGGCCGTTGCACTCGTTGTCGCACCGATAACACCGTCGACCATTAGGACTAATGCCTTGCTGGTGACGTTGAATGAGAAAGTGACGTGACTTGGTTGCGAACCGTCGTAAGTGTTAGACGATGTATACGTTCGGGTCAAGCCCGCAGCTTGGTCTTGGATAGTGACAACGTATTGCCCTGTGTTCGGATCCCAGCCGATGGCCCATCCGTACGCGCCG